AGATAAGATGAAAACTAGAATTGCACCTAAGGGTAGCATTAAAAAGAAATCTAATCTAGACGCTGACACTGTTGCATCATACAAAAAAAGAATTAAGTACATGAAAGACAGAAAAGCTAAAGGTAAAAACTTCTCTGCTAAAAACTTAAAAGAGTTAGAAGCAAAATTAGCAGCAAACTAAAAACAATGTTAACCAAGAAAGCTTTGGATCTTCCATTTAAGGAAATCATGGAGCTTATAAACGCAAACAATGGATTCTACTATTCTAAAGACTCAAGACAAAAGCTTAACCGATACGCAGGAGAAATTTCTAGACGCATTATTCGGAGAAGCACAAGGAAACCCAAAGCGAGCAGGTGAAATTGCAGGTTACTCAGAACATTCATATCCTAAAGTTCTGCGTAATTTAAAAGACGAGATTGTTAAACGAGCAGAAAACTATTTAGCCATACATTCTGCAAAGGCTGCAACTAAAATGGTAAACATGCTAGAAGAGGATGGAACAACACCTCATGCTAGTATCAGAATGGAAGCAGCAAAACAAATATTAGATCGTATTGGTATTGTAAAGAAAGATCAATTAGATGTTAATATGAATTTAAAACATGGTATGTTTATATTACCAGCAAAAGATGAACCAGAAGAATCAATTGTTACTCCAGTCCAAGATTAAAAGAAAGGCACGTACAATTCCTTTTGGTTATAAATTATCAGAAGACACAGATTATATTGAACCAATAGAATCTGAATTAGAAGCTTTAGAAGAAGCAAAAAAATTTTTAAAAACATGTTCATACCGAGAGGTAGCTATTTGGCTAACAAGAAAAACAGGAAGATACATATCATATGTCGGACTTAGAAAAAGAGTTGCAAGAGATACCGCTTCCAAAACCAAAGAAGAAAGTCAAAACCAAAGCCAAGCAGTCGGCTAAACAAGCTTTAGCTAGAACACGTAAAAAAGTTGCAAAGGCAGAACAATCTCTACGTTCAGCCAAGGCTCATGCAAAAAATGTCAAGGATAAATTGTTAACCATTGACAAAGTATTGGATGGTAAAGAACAGCAACTTATAACCCAAGACGTAATAGACGAAGTTCCAGAAAATATACAGGAACATCTATCTGCACAGAATATAATCTTTAAACCAAATGATGGTCCACAAAGAGATTTTCTAGCAGCATCAGAACGAGAAGTGTTTTACGGTGGAGCAAGAGGTGGTGGTAAATCTTATGCCATGTTAATAGATCCTCTACGATACTGTCATAAAGAACATCATCGTTGTCTACTACTTCGAAGAACAATGCCTGAGTTAAGAGATTTGATTAATCATTCTCAACGATTATACTCAAGAGCATATCCAGGAGCAAAATGGAGAGAGCAAGAAAAAGAATGGAGATTCCCATCAGGAGCAAAAATAGAGTTTGGTTATGCAGAGAACATGACAGACGTTTTGCGATACCAAGGGCAATCTTACACATGGATAGGAATAGACGAACTTCCACAATATCCTTCGCCAGATATATATAATTTTCTAAGATCGTCACTTAGATCAGTTGATCCAAGTATACCAGTATACATGAGGGCTACAGGCAACCCAGGTAACGTTGGATCACAATGGGTTAAAGAAATGTTTGTAGATCCTATAGATCCAAACACAGCTTTTAACATAGAGATTTCTACACCCACAGGTATAAAATATATAACAAGAAGATTTATACCAGCTAAGTTACAAGATAATCCGTACCTTATGCAGACTGATGATTACTATGCAATGTTATCATCACTACCAGAAGTACAGAGAAAACAATTTTTAAATGGAGACTGGGATGCATTTTCTAATGCAGCATTCTCAGAATTTGACAGAGATGTACACGTTGTTGAACCTTTTGAAATACCTAAAGGCTGGCAGCGATTTCGTGCTGCTGACTGGGGTTATAGTTCTCCTGCTTGTTGTTTATGGTTTGCTATTGACTACGATAATAATTTATGGGTTTATAGAGAACTGTATACTCAAAAGATTACAGCAGATGTATTCGCAAGAAAAGTTCTAGACCTAGAGCACGGAGAATACATACGCTACGGGGTTTTAGACGCTAGTACATGGGCAAGAAGAGGTGATGTGGGTCCAAGCATTGCAGAGACAATGATTCAAGCTGGATGCCGTTGGAGACCTTCTGATAGAACTCCAAGAAGTAGAATTAGTGGAAAGTTAGAAATCCACAAAAGATTAAAGGTTGAAGACAATGAACCTGGTATTCGTATATTTTCTAATTGTAGGAACTTATTAAGAACATTCCCTACACTACCAATAGATGATAGTAATCCAGAAGACATTAATACACACGTAGAAGATCACGCATATGATGCATTAAGATATGGATGTATGAGTAGACCGATGCATACAAGTTATGCAAGAAAAGCATTTGGTAGTAGTACAACAACTAATTTTGTCCCCTCAGATAAAATATTTGGATATTAACAAAGGGGAGATATGAAGAAAGTAAAGTTACCTACTATAAATAAAAAGAATTTTCCTTATGACTTAGTACAAGTGATATGGGAAGATATCGTTGGAGATGCAGGCTGGGCTGAGATTCCAGATATTAAAAATGCTAGCACAGCAATATGCTGTAGTTTAGGATACTTAGTATTTCAAGACGATAAAAAAACTGTTATCATGTCAGATTTTATATTTGAAGATAATGGTAAAGTAAAAACAGGTGGTGGTTATACTGCCCTCCCAACAACAAACGTTTTACAAATAAAAAAAATAAAAACATAGGAACAATATGGAAACTAAATTTGACCCCAAAGCTAAAGTTAAGCAAGGTGATATAAGTTCAGCTCCTGATGGAAAGCAACCGAATCAACAACCAGGTAATTTAAAAATTACTTATGGTAAAGAAGAACGTGCTATGGAAACTCAGGATGGTAAGTTTGACTACTTTGAGCCAAAGAAATTCAGAAGTCAATTAGATGCTAACTTTAATACGTTAGCTGATGAAAAAGATTATTAATGTCTGATAAACAAAAAATTGTAAAACCATCTAAGTCTATGATGGTTGATACAACTACAGGAGAAGGTGCTAATATATTTCTTATAGAGAAAGATACTAAACATAAAGATCCTATATATGATAAAAAAATAAATAAAAAAAATAAAAAATATAAAAAACTTAAAACTAAAAATACTAAATTTTACGGATACACTAATATAAAAAAATATTAAGGAGACTAATATGGACATAATGAAAAGATACAAACATGGTGAACTTTCTGCAGATGTGGCTAAAGTTAAAAATGAAAAATTAGCTATAGACCCTAACTCAAAAGTTACTCATGGTGCAACTGCTGGAGACAGCAATGATAAGCCAGGTGCTAAATCAAAAGTTGACCCATCTATCTTTAGAATGGCTGAAGAAAGAGACTACTAGTCATGGCACTAACTGATAAGAAGTATGCTAACGAACATCCTAAGTTTAATATGTTCGATAGGTACAAAGCAGATAAAGATTCTTTAGTAGGTGCTAGAGCTGATATATCTGGTAAAGATATTGATGCTTCTAAAATGAGAGGATACTCTTCAGTAGATTTAGATACTGCTAGAATGATAAGTAATAATCCTACATTGACTCAAGAAGAGTTAAAGCAATTAAAAAAAGCAGCTAAAGAAAAAAAAGAAATACAGCCAACAGGCAAATTCAAGGAATAGATGGATAATAACGAAAAGGATAATTACGATCCGTTTGTCGGATACGTAAGAGAGAAGTTCCAACAAGCAGAGACATCAAGACTTCAAGATGAGAAAAGATGGTTACAAGCTTATAGAAACTACAGAGGACTATATGGTCCAGAAATGGCTTTTCGTGATAGTGAAAAATCTAAAGTATTTGTTAAAGTAACAAAGACTAAAGTACTTGCTGCATTTGGTCAAATTATAGAAGTATTATTTTCTAGTGGTAAGTTTCCAATTGGTGTAACACCTACATCAATGCCAGAAGGTGCATCAGAATATGCATACTTAGATCCAAATAAAAAAGAACAAGATACACAAGAACCAAAACAAGAAAGCCCATATGGTTTTCCAGGTGATGGTGGCGGAATACCCGCTGGTGCTACAGCAGAATCTTTAATGAAAGATCTAGCACAACAATACGAGAACTTAGGTTTTGAAGAAGGAGATGCTCCTGATCTAAAGACTCAACCACAAATAGAGCCAGCTGCAATGGCAGCAGCTAAAATGCAAAAAGTAATACATGATCAGTTAGAAGAAACTGATGCTATCTCTGTTATGAGACATGTGTTTTTTGAAATGGCTTTACTTGGGACAGGAATTTTAAAAGGTCCATTTACAAATGTAAAAACTCAATACAAGTTTTCTAAAGATGAGGAAACTGGAACATCAGCAATGATGGAGATTGGTAAAGACGTACCAGGTATTGAAGCAGTATCATGTTGGGATTTTTACCCAGATCCTAATTCAACAAGTATGAATGATGCTGAGTATGTAATTCAAAGACACTCATTTAATACAGAGCAGTTCGCAGAACTTGCAAAGAAACCTTTCTTTAATTCAGAAAAAATTAGAGAATGTTTAGAGATGGGACCTAACTATCAAACAAGAGGATATGAATCTTCTTTGTACGATAGAGAGAATGTAGCTTCACTATATAAAAATAGATTTGAAGTATTAGAATATTGGGGTACAATTACTAGACAGTTAGCAGATCAATTAGATTTTGAATATGATGATGAATTAGATGTTATATCTGTTAATGTTTGGATATGTGGTGGTAAGGTTTTAAGAGTAGTAGAAAATCCTTTCTCACCAAAAAGAATACCTTATATGGTTTGTCCATATGAGTTAAACCCTTATCAATTCTTTGGTGTAGGTATACCAGAGAATATGCAAGATTCACAACAAGTTATGAATGGTCATGCAAGAATGGCAATTGATAACTTAGCATTAGCAGGTAACTTAGTATTTGATGTAGATGAAACTATGTTAGTACCAGGTCAAGATATGAAAGTATTTCCTGGTAAAATATTTAGAAGACAAAGTGGACAGCCAGGACAGGCTATACATGGTGTTAAGTTTCCAAATACAGCTAATGAAAACTTAATGATGTTTGATAGATTTAGACAGTTAGCTGATGAAGCAACTGGTATTCCATCATACTCACATGGTACAACTGGTGTTCAGTCTACAACTAGAACTGCAGCAGGTATGTCTATGTTGATGGGAGCTGCAGCATTAAGTATTAAAACAGTTATTAAAAATATTGATGACTATTTATTAAAGCCCCTAGGTAATTCATTGTTTCATTGGAACATGCAATTCAATAGTGAAAGACCTGAGATACAAGGTGATCTAGATATTAAAGCACAAGGAACATCTTCTTTGATGCAGAAAGAAGTAAGATCACAAAGACTAATGACATTTATGCAAACAGCATCTAACCCATCGTTAGCACCGTTTGTTAAATGGCATACATGTTTAAAAGAAGTTGCTAAGTCACTAGACATTGATCCAGATCAATTGATTAATGATCCAGAGAAAGCAGCTATATATGCACACATAATGGGGATGGCAAATGGAAATCAAACGAATACAAGCAATAGTGGACAACCAGGTCCAGTGGACAATATGGGAGGAGTACCTCCTGGAGCTTCGCCAACAGATCCAACAGGAAATGGAGGTGGCAACATCGGAACAGGCAATGTACCGATGCCAGGGGAAGCTGGTTTTACTTCGCAAAATACTCAGCCTAAAGGAAACAATTAGACACAACAAAGAAGAAAAAGAATAATATGGCACAAACATTTGATACATCAAGAGTTGGAGGCGGTACTTACGAATTAGAACAAGACGCTAATGGTAATTACAAATTAAAGTCAGTAGGTTTTGCTCAAGTAAATAAATTAAATTTACCTGATCTTGCAACTAGTGATACTTCAAAAGCAAAAATATTACCAGTTGAAGAAAAGAAAAAAATTGAAGTAGCAGATCCATTTTTAAAATTAGGTACACAAAATACTGGTGGTGGAGAAGGTGGTGGTCAAGACTACAGTGGTGTTATGCTTAAAACTCCAGAAGTAAAAGATGTTTCAGTTAGAGATGCTGGTCAACCTATGACTAAAGAAAGATTAACTGAGTCTTTTGCTGGCGAAGAAAAACCTACACAAACTTATGCAGAACAATTAAAACAATCACAAGCTAACGTTGAGTTAGGATTAGAGCCACAAACCCAATATAGATCAGACTCTGCTAAATTTAAAGAAAGATTTGATCCTACAAAAATACAAGCAGCTACTCCACAAACTACAGGTCTACAAAAACCAATATCAAAAGCTAAAGCACTTGGTACAGATGCTATATCAAAAGCTAAAAAAGCAATTGGTACTGTAGCAAAAATGTTAATACCAGGTGCAAATTTAATAAGTGCTATAATGCCAGAAGAAACAGCTACACAAAAACTTAATAAATCTTATTTTAATGCTAGAGAAGATGGCAGAATAGCAGGTAATCCTGCAACAGATTTATATGCAGGTTTTAATAGGACTTCAGATTTTGGTAATTTAGAAAAAGCTGGTGCTAAAAGAATTGCACGTAGAGAAAAAACAGCAGCTACTAAAAATGTATCTGATAAATTTAAAGCAGATACAGAAAGAATGAAAGAACAACAAAAAGATTATAAAGCACAAAAAACAGCAACACAGAAAGCTACTCAAGGTCCTGCAGGTGGAGCAACTACAGGTGGAGGTGGAGGTGGATCAGATAGCGGAAGAGTTATTTGTACAGATCTACACAGAACAGGAGAATTATCTACTAGAGATTGGGTAAGAGATACAAAATTTACATTTAAAACATTATCTAAAACACACGTTAAAGGTTATTTACTTTGGGCAGAACCAACTGTAAAACATATGCAGAAGTATCCTAGATATAGAAAGATATGGAAACATATTGCACAACACAGAGCAAATGATATTGCATGGAGATTAAACGAAGGTAAGTTTGATTTACTAGGTAGAATATATGCAGGTATAGGTGAACCCGTATGTTGGATGCTAGGTAACTTTGTAAGCGATAAACAAATTAGTAAATATAATTTAACACATTGGAGAAGAGCATAATGGCAATAGGACCAGATGGTAAAGTAACAACAACAGGATTAATGGATGCTGGTATGAAAACACCAGATGCACCTGATATGTCTAACTTAAAACCACCAGCTCAAGCACAAGAAAAAACAGCACCAGCAGCTATGGTACAAAAACCAGAAGCTAAAGATCCTGCTGTTGTAGAAAAATTAAATGCTTTATCTGATGAAGAAAAAGTACAATTAGATATGGTATTAGCTCCAAGTTTAGCAACCATATTAAAAAAAATAGCACCTGATGCAAGTTCAGTAATAGATCAATTTACAAGTACAGAAGAAAATGTTGTATTACCAGTATCAGTAGTAAAGAATTTTGCAGTTAGAAAATACCCAAGTTCTAGCGAGCAGGAATCCGTACAAGGATTCGTTACAGAATTATCTGAGTCACAATCAGATAATACAAATGTGCCACCTGAAAATATGACAGCGGCTAACCCAAACGGCATGATGGTCAAAGACCCTAGTGCCGATTCAGAAATTGCTCCAGAGACTGTAGCAATAGATGAAGGTCAGTTAGAACTAGCATAGATTCAGCCCACAAATTATGGAAGTGAGCTACCCTTATCCATAAGGCACTCAACCTAAGAGGAAAAATAATGGAAGAAGAAAAAAAAGTAACTGAAGTTTCAAATGAAACAGAAGTTAAA